TTGATTGGGATGAAGGGGCAGCCCAGCTAATCTTAAAAGATGGTTAAATGTCAGCGATCCAAAGCGGGGGTTTCTTGTCCCGAGGTATTCCATAAACTGATCACGAGTCGGCTTTATCCCAAGGTCTTTATGTAAGGCCTTTAGCTTTTCAACAAAGTCCAATTCCTTCTGGCTCAGCATATAAGTTAATGGTCACAACTTAAATAGAATGCGTCTAGTCTTTATTTTGTTAGCTTATAAGGTAATAAAGTTTAGAAAAAATTACTTTATAGCCTATTTTTTTGCGGATAAATGTCGAATTATCTTTTCGATTAGGGCGGCGGTCTTGGTGTCTCCGTTGCTTAGCGCGACCGCTTTCTGCGTTTCAAGATTTGCTATGGTCTGGGCTTTCTGAGTTTTTGGGTCAGTATGTGCCACTTATTGTAACCTATTGGCAGCGCTTGGGGCTTTGAATGCAAATCTCTAGGCGCTTGGTTACATCGTCGTAATGATCTTTTAGCTTTTGGTAGTCTTCTGGCGAGGTGGAAATGTAGCCAAAGCAGTCGGTGTCATACTCGGCGCGACCATCAAAACAGGAGCAAGTAGACTCTTCAAGCACCACGCACTGTGGGATCTGTGGGGGCTTGATCCTTGTGCTGTTGCATGAGGTGATTGTCGACAAGCCAAAGAGTGCGATTATAAGCCCGAAGCTTGATAGAATCACGTTGCGCTCTTGCGAGAGAAATGGCTTTGATAATTTCATCCCTGGCTTCCTTTGTTTCCTTGTGCTCTGATTGAATCTTTTGAACTTTAGAAGAAATAAAGGCCGCAACAAATTGCTCTGCTAGCTTTGCAGTAGTTTCCCACGCGTTAATAGCGGCAACAATTGCGGCCCAATTCATTATGCTTTCTCAATAAGCTTAACTTTCTCGTCCACTTTCTTGATCAGTGAAACAACTTCAGCGACGTCCAAGTCCTTCGCTTCATCGAATGCCTGGCCAAGCTCAGAGAATGCAGAAACAATCTCGGGGATTTTTACAAGAACTTCCATTGCTGCAGGAATGTCTTGGAGATCCACCTTTTTATCATTGCTGATTTTCTTGGCTGCCACTGCAACGTGAGCCAATGCGTCTACTAGTTGCTCAATTTTTTCTGTCCCGATCATGATTACTCCTTTGTGTCCACACTATACTCGCGCCCCAATTGAAGATGGAGGTGTGGTTGTGGTTGTTTTGATTTGTTAACAATAAAACGGCGCTTGCCATCAGACGCGCTAACTGCGCCATAGTCTCCGAACTTGCCCTGGAATTCCTCAATGAAAGTCTTTAGAAAAGATTCTGGCCAGTCACGAGTGCGAACGTCTGCCGCTCTTCCTTCACGATGTGAGGCTGATTTTCTGCCTAGTTTTTGATCTTCTTCGAGAGTTGAAAGCGTTGCGGTCACAACAAAGTCATGTCCTCTTGCTTTGCAGAAGTAGCCCATCTCAATCAAGATAGAAAAAAGAACCTTAGATATTCCCGGGGCCCTTTCTTCAACTTGTTTGGTTTTGTATTTGATCATGGGTTAGCAAATTCTCTAATTGCAAAATTGTAAAAAACCGGTGATCCGGTAGCGTATTGGATTGTGTCCCCTGAATTTAGGATAAATGAATTTCCAAAGAGATTAGCAAAATCAACAGCGAAGTTTCCGTCGCCATCGTTTTTTACCGTTCCGCCAATCGAAAGACTGTAGCTCTGCGGAATGCCTGGGCTATTTCTAACGTATCTCTGTACAAAAACTTTTGCATATCTATTCGCGGGAACAGTGTAGACGGTGGCATTTGTATTGCCCGATCCTGATACTTTTTTTATCTCTAAAAGAGTTTCGCCACCGAAGAATGTCGCCATGTGTTATCCTTTTAAATGGGTCTAAAATAGATAGTAAATTGCAGAGTCGCTCCTGCGGTCATCCCTGAAATCAAATCAAGGCGAACACCCTGTCCTGCTGTAAATCTTAAATTTGAAGCAGGAAAAATTGTTCCAATTGAGTGACCCGTTGGGAGTGCTAGTGTGGTCCCATCACTCCATCGATAAGCTGAGAATGAACCCGATGCAGCCGCACTTGTAATGGTGGGGTTAATTAGAAACATATCACCCAGGACTGTGCCGCCAACGTCTAGTCTCTTAATAGCTATCTCTGTTGTGCCTGATGTGCCGGCGGTTCCATTGTAGAACATGTGCGCCACGATCTCAGCGTCAAAGGGAAAGACGAAAATGCCATCAGGTCCAGTTGAACCAACACCTAGACGATAAGGACCATTAAGGTGCCAGTCATGCTTGTCTGTCTGTCTGCGATTGATGAAGTTGATCGAGCCGCCAATTTTATTGCCGACCGCCTCGGACACAGAAGATCTAAATGCAACGTCCTCTAGGGCGATATCTTTTCTGGCCTCTGGTAGATTTGCCATTTTTATCCTTTAAAAGAAAGCGTAGTAATTTCCACCATCAGGGAACTCGACAAAGTCTATCAAGTCACCCACAACAAAACCGAAGTCTGGCTCTCTGTTTATTGTGATGATGTTTCCACTGATTGACAATACTGTCACGTCCGAGAATCGAGAGTAAAGCTCATCTCTAAAGCGGATCTCAAGGCCAACGGAGTAAAGTGAGGGATCGGCTACCTCAAACTGAGTTGGACCAATAACGTCTGTTATCTCATCGGCTTTTGTCCAAGAACAATGTAGTGCCTTATAAAGTCTGCCCTCTCTTGCGCTCGTTGTGTCATAAATAGGCACATCTACAACGTAGTCCTCAAAAGCATTGGTAATTGCTGGGCTTACCAAAATCTCATTGGGCCTTGAGGCTACAATGCCAACGATAGTAGTTTCCTCGAATGATGCCCAATTCTCGGTGCGCACAATGATCTTTTGACCCACATAATCCCGCCACTTTTCTGCCTCATTCGCGTTGGTGGCAGTTGAGTATGATCTCTTTAGTCTTAAGTTGGTGCCAGTTGAGTCAACGTCTAGGATAGATGAGGGTGCCCATGTGCCGTATCTGGCTTGGGTTGAGTAGCCGGTATCCGTGACCTCTAGCTTAACTTCGCCGGTCTTTAGGTTAATCGACTTGTTTGTGACCTCCATGATTCTGGGATCAAAGTCTCTTGTTCCGTTGCGGGTGTCGGCAAGCTTTAATTCTGCACCCTCAAGGATAACAGTGTCGCCAACCTCAACGCCAAAGCCCGTCTTAAAATTAGTCTGGACGGTTATCTTCTCTGCTCCATACTGGTAGCGATCAAGAAAGCGGCGCGATTGAATATCGATTGCTTGTTGGGTTGCTGGGTTATCTCTCAACCCATTCGATTCAATCGTGAGGTATTTGTTGCCGATTTTAATCCGATTGGTTGAAAAGCTAGACTGTCTGATTCTCGCAGACAAAAAGCGATCAGAGATAGAGTCAACACCATACTTATAAACAACAGCATTATAAAACCTCTGGTTAGTTGTTCTTTCAATCGATAAAGCTTCCCCATTGGTTATGTTACTTGCATCAAGCGTGACCGTGTCGGCCGAGGCGATTGGTGGAGTCGTAACGTTACAAGAGATTCTTCCTTTGCGAGGCACTGAGTAAATACCGGCAGGAAAGTAAAGCTCTTTATCCAGAAAATCAGAAGCGTTTTGAGTGTCTTTAATGTAGATCTGAAGCTCAGACAATGAGGATGATATGAGGGTTTGCAGTCTTTCGAATTGAGCAATGTCTACCTGGTAGGGCTTTAGGTTGCATCCAAAGTTAAGCACGTTATACCTGGAGGTAAATCTTGCCACCGCAGGAGAATCAATCTCCGGGACAATAATGCCATCCGTGATAATGTATGAACCTAGAGAAGATTGACCAAAGCCCACGATCTGATATGTGCCATTGTTTGAAACAGAGGAAACAATCTCAACCTGATCGCCAATAACAAGACCAAGGCTTTCCTGAATGTTAAACTCTTCAAAGAAAATAGCGTTATTAATTGAGGTTGATGAATCAATTTGCACAAATCTTGGAGCCGGTCTTTCTTCAAAAACAAGGTCGCCGCCAGACAAAAGAATCTTTAAGGCAAGATCAAACGCTGTGCCCTCTAGAGCGTAAAAGGATTCCACATCGGCATCGAGGTCGTGATCTGCCTCAATGGTTCCCAGTTGACCTCTGAGAAGGGCTGTAAACTCAGTTGACGCTTGGGCGTCGACTCGCATGATCTCATCGTCTATGCGGACGTATTGAGTAAGCGCATCTTGAGATTCAATAAATCCCAAAGTTGTTTCAACCAGCGCGCTTGTCTCTCCAACCAAAAGCTCTTGCGTGAGCTTGGTCGTAGCCTTTGGCAGAATGTCCTGGCGCTTTAATTGATCAGGGTGAGCGACATTAAGAACCACTGACCCCTGCTTAAATTGTAGATTGTCGATAATTCCAATGAAAAGAACAGCAGCGTCACGAGGGAAAGAAGCTTGTGCGGGCATCCAGTAGACAGTGGCCTCAACCCCTAATGGATCTGATAGCGTTTGCCCCGGTGAAAGGATGCGGGTTAGCTCTGAATTCTTATCAATAAGTGAAATCTTAAACGAGGTAATCGAGGAGCCTTCAGCGCGGTCAATGTTAATCTGCTGTGAGATGTTATTGGTCGTGCCGTTTAGCATGATCCAATCGCGGGAGTTTTCAGCCTTCAAAACGCCACCGATCTTCGAGCCATCACCGATAAAGAACTCTCCAATGCGAAGCGCCTCAAAGACTGCCTGCGCGCCAAAGATAAGCGGAAGACCTTTGATCTCAAGGACAATATTTGGCTCAATGGCTTGCTCAGATAAATAAGCCTGTGCGGTTGCGCTTAATTGAATCGCCACTATTTCCTCATCAAATGATTTTTAATGTCTCTCACATCGGTCTTTATGTCATCTAGGCGCTGGTTTATGTTATCCATGTCGTTTTCGCGCATCTTTTCTACTTGAGCTATTACCTTTAACTCTACAGCTTCTAGTTCATTCTGATGCCACTTTACCCCTGTATAAGTAAAGGATGCTATGGCAACACAGATAGCAATAAACTTAGAGGCGAAGAATTGGAATAGCTCAAGTAGTTTGGTCACTGACGCACTCCATGGCAGCTTATATTAAAGTTTTGCTGACTGTTTGCTCCGCTTGAGTTTGACGTATAAACAGAAGCGGTTGTGTTGGAGCTAGCCCAGATCGTCGCCTCCCCAGAAGCTCCGTTATTAAATTGATTAGCCACACAGTTTGGGCTTGAGCCAGCCCCCCAATAGTTTGTCGTGTATGTACAAACTCTCGGGTTGGCATTAGTACAAGATGCAAAGCACCCACCAATCTGATCTGATATAACGCCAGTTGATGAAATTTTAGCAGAGCACAGTCCGGGCTTACCTGCTCCGGGACTCACCACGCTATCAATAAACGTACCAGCCACAGCAGTCTTAGGTCTAAAGTCTACGCCTTGCTTTTGGCAGATGATAGCCTTGGGAAGTGACGTTGTGTTTATACCTCCCGTATCCGTAAACAATTGGAAAGAAACAGAGGAGGCGCTTGATGTATGCACAACCGAAAATGACTGAGATCCACCAGCATTATCCGCCGTAACCACACAAGCCGGAGCATTGGTAAATACGCCAGCATTAAATGTGCACACCATAGGGTTTGCGTTTGTGCAGCTACCATTTATAAAGTCTATGTTTTCTGTTGTAACTGCGCCGGTAATTCCAATCTTCGCACTAAAAGTATCAGTACACTCATAAGGATCAGCACACTTTTCAATTCCTTCAAAGCTGCCTGTGATCATGTTGCGCTCTTTGTAGTCTGCGCCTTGTTTAACGCAAGTTACATTAAACCCAATGCTTGTTGTCGCTCCGCTTGTTGTTAGGATTGATCTGTATGTAAAGGCGGAGGATGATGGCGACCCCGCAGAGAAGTAGCCACCCCCATCTGTCACGTTTGTTATCGTGCAGTTTGGAGCTACTGTAAAAATGGAAGAATTAAAAGTGCAGGTATACGGGGATGAGCCTGTGCAGTTTCCACTTATCCAATCTAAATTCTCATCACTCACCACACCCGCAGCACTCACCTTAGCACTAAACACATTCTCACAATCACTAGGCTTTCTACATTGTTGAGAGTAGAGAGATACACGAGAGTTGAGGCCTGCGCCACGGAATTTAAGAGTAAAGTCATATGCAAGATTGTTGCTTGCAAGTGGATATGACCCCGAAGATGCTAGGCGAAGATCGGTAAGATTATTTAAAACATAAACCTGAAAAGTAGAAGCGCTTGTTGCAACGACTTTTCCCAGACCGAGGGAGCTTGCCACTAGATCGGTTGATGTGTTTGCGTAACCAACAACAGCGCTATTTAGTGTTTGATCTGCTGCCTGGGCAGCCGTCAGTACGCCCGTGAATGCTTGATTTGAATACAGCGGGACAGAAGAGTCAAACGTAATTCCTGCTGGGAGAGAAAAAATATACCCACCAGAACCATTTGCACCCCCGGCACCGGATGCCTGAGCTAGTTTATATTGGCATTCATAGTCAGAGCCAGAGACTCGACACCGGACGCTGTCTTGTTGGCGAGTTGTCGCCTTGGTCGGGTTTGTTGTGGTTGCGGTAATAGTAATTGGACCATAATTAAACCACGGACCCACTGCCCCTGTCTCTGTGATCATGCCAGGCTTGATAAGGCCGACGTAAGCTTTGTCAGCAATCAGTGTCCCTGTAGAGCTTGGCGTGTCAATCTCAATGCCTGATGAGGCTGTCCCTAGGACGAATGGGATCTCGTATGCAGTCCACCTATCATCGGTTGCAAGATTTACGCATAGGTTATTTTGGCGGGCGCCATTTACTCTTGGACAAACTCTTGAGCCGGCAGTTGTGTTTCTTATCCATGCAAAGGCAAGGCCCTGCAATCCACCAACTTGAGAAGCATAGAGTGTCGTGTCTTGGAATACGTTATTTGTTTGAGATGCAGTAACAACTCTATAGGCTTTTAATCCTGAAAGCTCTGCGGTTGTCTCAACTGATCTTGTGCCTGTGCCCGAGCTAGTCCAGCCTGTCGTGTAGGTTTCATGCTCAAACTCTCCATTAAGGAGTAGGTTTCCATTGTCGGTGTCCACAAAGACTTCATTGGGGTTTGACCTGACTGCTTGCTGATTGGGAAATCTTTGGCTTGTAAACTCAGCCGTTGATTGCTGTTGCCCGCCAATTGCCACGCTTGAAACATTAGTTTCTTGCCCAGATGAGTCGAGCTTATAGAGGTTATTGTCCGACTTAAAGTAAAGTCGATTGAATCCGCTTGATGGGTTGCTCGGTGTAGCTTGTTGCTGTTGGGTTACGGGTCCAGGAGTCTGAAGACCTGAAGAGAAATTAAACCCTGTTCCGGTAGCGTCAAGTGTTGCGCCATTGCCAAGCAGAAAACCATTCTGGAAGGTTTGGAGTCTGTTCCCATTGGGCCATATCGATGCCGCTTGGGCGGTTATTGTTAATGCAATAAATAGTGCAACGAAACGCATATTAAACCTCGGTCAAAAAATTAATCGCAAGAACACCAGACGTTACAGCAGCTTGCCCCGTCAGTAATCGAATAGAAATCCGACTATTGGGAGGGATTGAAACAAACTCTTCTGCGCCACCAGGATAAAGAATAAACTCATTTGCCTCGGAAGATGCCGCCCCTACTGCGATAAAAGCAAGGGAGCCGGCGGGGTAAAATGAAGTGATCTTCTTAACCTCAAGCGCTCCCGAGTCGGCTACAATTTGAACATAAGCGCCATCGGTCACGTTAGAAACACTCATATTGAGTGATGCGAAAAAGCTCACGGCTAACCTCTCTTTGTCTAGTCTTTCCCAAACAGCCGCGCCCAATGAGGTGCTAATAGCTGTAAAGATATTTCCGTTCGATACGTTTACCCATCTAGAGCCAGCTTGATAGCCATCACCAATGTCATCGTTGACGGTCGGATCTGTTGTGGCGGTAAAATTACTTAGTGGGTTTGATGTTTCAAGGGCGGCAATATCAGACTGAGCTTGAGTAATATCAAGTTGCGCCTGATCAATGTCGGCCTCAGCCTGAGTTAGTCTTGTGCCTTGATTGTTTATTGTGGCTTGCGCGTCTGTGATTTGAGCGCCGGAACCAGACTTATTAAGGGTTAATTGAGAAATAATAGTAGAGTTTGCAGTCTTTGAAACGAATGCGCCATTCAGCGTATTGGCATCACATAACTGTCCGTTGGAAACACTCAAAGTCTACTCCTTTAGTCTCCACTTTAGTTTCCCTGTTTCAAAGTATTCAGGCAACCCACGACCATACAATTCTTCTAGGCGGTAGCCCGTACCAGACGATGAGGATGGAGTTGATTCTAAAATGATTGTTTGATAGGTGGAGCGATCAGTTTGGTCAGGCATAAATTCAAGATCGCCCTTTGTAATGCAATAGGCAAGAAATTGGCGAAGCTTAAAAACGCCTTGCGAGTCTGTGCGAATGATGCCCGTTCTTCCCTGGTCAATGTCTGTCGCCAGCGTAAGATTGAACTCCATGAATGATCTTTGCCCGATTGAATAAACCTCAACCTCTCCCGATGCTGATTCATTAATTTTAGCCTCGGCAAACTCCTTAAAGTCATCAAAGCCAATAAAGTCTTGGGGTGGGAACTGTGGAGTGAACTCTTTGCCCGCTGTCTCGCCGGTGTAAGTTGTAAGGCCCGTAAGGTCTGCCCCCACAAAGCCAAGAACCGAAAATGCAGATAGGCCAGCATTTGAGCCGCTTGTAATAAGCAAGTCAAAAGGAGCCGCTGCTGAGATTGTAAACTGTCTGGTTGTCCGATTAAATGTGCAGGTATAATCCTGACCGCCAGCATCCGACATTGCCCTAGATACTTCTACCGCTAAATTCTGAGCGGAGTAGTTGCCAGGTCTTAACTGTGCTGCAACCTCTAAAAGCCCATCTTGGAAGTTTAAATAAAATGACTCGGCTGTGACGCGAAAATCAAAGTAAAAAACTGGAGTAGTTTTAATCATGCAAACACCGAGGCGCGAACGTTATTATTAAGTGATGACTCTTTTAGGATATTAGAGATTCTTAGCCCTGTCTCCTCAGAATCAAACACATCGCCTTGAATGTTTACCGTTACCGCAGTGCTTGGCTCAACTCTTTCTTGTGAGCTTGCAAGGCCTGTGCGTGGATCAGCGATTGATTGCCCGCCGATAGTGTCGCCACCATTTGCAGCAGTGGGAGATCCACCGCCCGCGCCACCCCCAGAGAAGGCCGTAAGTGCCCCGCCAAACGCAGCAAGAGCAGCACCCGCACCGATTAGGGCCGAGCCTGTTGCCTGAAACCCTGGGACGAACTGGTAAGCCAAACCCTGAAGGATAAAAGCCGAACCTTGTTGAATTGCGATCTGGCCAATTGACGAAATAAACGCTTTGGCAAATGCCTCCAAGGCATTATTACCTGTCGCAAGAGCTTGACCGAATTGGGCAAATGCCTGGCCCGCTCCGTTGGCAATTCCCGCTTGTAGGTTGTTTCTTATTTGCTGGCCAAAGGCCTTAGTCTTTTCGGCAAAGTTAGCGAGAGTTATTTCTGCCTGAGTAAACCCGGAAAGAAAAGAATCAAGGAATGAGCCGCCACCCTCTGTTGTAACGGGTGGAGTAATTGCGTTTTTAATTCCACTAGACTCGATTTGTCCCTTGGCTGACTCTAAGTTTACGCGAAGATTTTCAAGAAATGCCTCGCCCTTTCCAAATACTGTGCCATCAAATAAGCCATCAACGGCTTCTTTTGTATCAAGCGCGACACCTGTAAACACCTCGGCAGATGACTCTCTGAATGTTTGAAATGCTTGCGTGAGTCCGTTATCGACGCCAATCTTGTTTAAAAGATCCCCGATGAATCCGACTTTCTGACCAATTAAAGCAACTGATCCGGCCACAATCGTATTGATGCCGTTAAAAATAATCTTTGCAAAATTAAACACTAGCTCAAGGGGCGCAATGACAAACTCGTTTACGGCCGCTCCAAACTTAATGATTCCATCAATCGAAAAGACCGATGAGAGGTTAAGTTTTTCTACCTTGCCCTTTAATTTAAAGAACTCATCTCCGAGCGTTTTAAGTAGAGCAATGATCACGGGAGAGTCAACGATAGCCTTTCCAAACTCTTCGAGAACTGCCCCGAAAGCGTTTTGAAGTCTTGTTAATTGTCCTGCAAATGTATTGATTGACCCAGCGTTAGCGCCACCGAAAGCCGTATTAATTGCTGTTAGTGCGTTAGCGAATGTCTGTGAATCAGTCGTGCCTTTTTGAATCTCAAGGCCAAACTTTTTAAATGATTCAACCTCTCCATTGGCAGCGCGACCAACAAGGCGAGCAGCAGTCTCAAGGTTGACCCCCAGGGCTGCTGATAAATCAAGTGCGGCCTGAGTGGCTGGTTTTAAACTGGCAACATCCAGCTTTCCGATTGATTGAATCAATGAAGCAGCAGAGAGTGTGGCATCTGCAGAAACGGCTGAAGTGTTCTCAATAGAATCTGCGTATTGTTGAAATGAAAGCGATGCTTTTTCCGAGAACTGACCAGTCAGCGCCAGGGATCTGTTAAAAGCATTTAAAGAGTTTTGTGCATCAATAGCGCCACGAATGGCCTCTCTAAATGACAAAGCCCCGGCGACGGTTGCGCCAAGAATAGCGATCTGCCGAGTAAGCCCGCCAAAGATATTTCCACCGAAAGACTTGGAGAATCTATCCCCCGCCTCTTTGCCTGTGCGCTCAATCTTTGATTTTTTTGCATCAAGCTCTTTGTCGAAGTTCTTTGAGTCAAGGTCTAACTCAACACTGACAATAGGTTCAGCCATTGAATAACCTCTCTATGTCGTCGAACTTAACTATCTTCGGCTTGTTGTTCGGGAAGGCTTTTTTATGGATCTCTTTGTGAAGATTTCTGCGCTCAGAAGCATTGATAGTAGGAAAATCAGCACAGCGCATTTTTTCAAGGGTTTCTCTGTTTGATAGTACTTCTTCTGCCAGCAGCATCATCTTAAAGTCCTCGGCATCCATGCCCTCAACGTAATCAAGCGACCAACCATAAAAGCGGCAAAGTCTGGCCATCTCGATTTCAAACTCAGAGACTAGCTTTTTTTTTGCCCTGTAAGAACTGCAACAATCTCTTGAATGTGATCAGGCTCCATGTCTAATGTGGTCGCCTCAGGCAAACCAAGCTCAGACAAGAAACGCACAGTCATATCAAGGTCTGATTCATCTTCTTTTTTTACTGTTAGCTCTTTGATCTGCTTAACGGTCGGGAACCTCAAAGCGAAGTCCTGACCGTCAAACTTAAGATTTAAAACTTTTCTTTTCAGTTCCATTAAGCATCCAGGTCTTGAGTCCAATCACCTTTAGCAAAGAGGTTAATCTTTGGGTTCTTGGAGAGATCGAGGTAAGCGGTAAACTCAACTGCGAGAGTTTGGGGTGCTGTTCCATCGAAGTTTAGAGTTTGTGGCTTTGGTGCTGACTTCCAAAAGATAACATCATTCGAGAAATCAGTTTCAGGTAAGCGGATTGGGTGAAGGATCAATTGGCCACCGAGAGAGTCGAGAGATTGAAATAGACGAGATTCTCCGTAACCCACAACAGAAGTCCCGGAAACAGGAGTGACGCTATCGCCAGTCACCTGACCAACAAGCACGTCAAAGCGATCCTTTGAGACTTCCAAGAGGCTCATGGAAAGAGAAGCCGAAGATCCTGTGTAGATTTGAGAGGCAATGATTCCACCAGTCTGATTGGAGGTAATGTCTACTGTCTGTGCTTCCATGGCAAGCTCAATGCCTTCAGAAGTTGCACCAAGGTCAAGACCAACACCCTCAACAAGTGTGGTATAGGTAAAGCCTGTGCTTGAAACGTCTGTCTCAGGGGTTACTTTCCCAATGAACTTGTTCTCGATTGTGAGAACTGCACCGGCTTGGTGAGTAACCTTGAGAGGCTTGTAACCGGAAACAGTGTAAGCATCGAGAAGAGTCTTAATGGCAGTAGCAACCGACGCAGCAGCTTGCCCGCTTGTTACGCTGACTGAGCCAATGAGGGTAAGGCCAGTAGGGGCAGGGTCAACAGCAGGGCCATCATCAAACCACACATAGCCGCGAGTCTCAACAAGGTTTGGAGAAAAGAAGTTTAGAACAATGTAATCACCCGCAAGCGCGTTAGCTGTATTTGCTACCGCTGTGAGTGTACGACAGTGGAGCTTGCCCCACTTTACGCGGGCCGCTTCGAGGACTGCATCAATTCTTTTTGTGGTTTGTGCCATTTTCTTCCCTTAGTTAAACGTGAAATCTGCTCTCACTGTTAAGTTTATAGTTGCTTTAAACGTCTTGTCATTAGTGTTTAAGCTCTCCATTGTGACAGACTGAACCTCAATGTCATTAAAAGAGGTCTGAGTCTTAACCAACAAGGGCGAGATAATACAATTCTTTACCAATAAAGCCTTAGTGTAAAGAGCATCAAAGGCATCAACCTGCACCTGCTTGGATTTCTCGTAAATCTCAATTGAGACCGAGATGCTTTCGCCATAGCTATTACCTGTGTAGAATGGTGCGTTATCGCCAAACAAGATTTTGTACTGGCAATCAAGATTAACCCGACTCAGATCATCGTCCCCAATTGGGTCATCGACCTGTCTCAAGGATGCGTCAACCTCTGCGATTCTTGCCTTGAAGTAGCTGCGAATGGCTGCAATCATCGGCGCACCAATCGACCAGAGGTAAGGCTGATCACTTGCTCAGGCGTTCCACTTTGGTTTGGGTCGAGGGTAATAAACGCTCTAGCCGCTGACCGCTCGGAAAGCTCTTTGTAGGTCTGAGACTTTTGGGCAAAGAAATCACCAACCTCATTTTGAGCGTTGGAAAAGATCATGGACAAGACGAGAAACTTTGACCACTGCTTAACTTCTTCCACATTAAAGAGATCATTCTTTGTTAGCGGAACGCCTGAGTCTGTGTAGTATCCGCGCTGAGAGAGTGAATCAAGGATAAGCTGTTGGGCCGATCGGTGAACGTGATTGAATGAGCTAAAACCCTTTGGGAGGTAGTCATAAACGTTTGCCTCATGGGCCACAAGATCCTTATCGGAAGAGAAAAGTCTATCTTGCGCCTGAGTTAAGACTGTGACTGTTTTTGTCACTGTTTCCACATCCATGCCCCGAGCCAGCCTGAGCGTGACTGTCTTATCACCCTCAAGGTCATAGGCCCAATCAAGAGTTTTGTCCGCTGTTACATCAATAAACCCTGTGCCTGGATCAATCTCGTAGAGAGTGACAGGCGCACCATTCACGAATGAAGAGGATGCGTCGAATCTTATCTTGTCCGAGACTTGAACCACTGAGTCAGATTTAAGGATAGGGAAAATCATAAATTCCTTATAAGGTTGCTGGTATTAAATCCGTATTCTTTTTAACATCTGCCACTTGTGCAGTGGTCGCAACTCCCGAAAGATCTGCATTTTCCAGAGTGTCTACCTTTGCCTTAATTGCAGCAATGTTAGCGTTGTCTGGGGCCACAGCATTTCTTGAGCTAATAGTAGTATCAACCCGCGCAAGCTCGGTGGCAAGCTCGGAGCGTACCGCCGAGGCATTTGCTGCAGCACTTGGAGCCGCCGGGATTGAGGCAATCGCAGAATCAAGTTCTGCTTTTGTCGGGGCATCATAAGCAGCCAAGCCCGCATCAACCTGCGCTCTGACTTGAGTGGTTGAGATATTGTTAAGGGCAGCCACCTGAGCAGATGAAGCGCGAGTGTTTACGGTTGCATCTTTAGCCAAGATAGTTGATGCCTCAATTTGCGCCAATGTCGGGCGAGCCGCAACAGTGGTCTCACTTGCCGGAGATGCCGGGAGGTTGTCTGTCTTGAGCTTAATCTGCCCAATGTCAAAGTTGGCAGGGGCAAGATAAGAGGCCGTTGGCAGCCTGCTTGAGATTGTTTCGTCAAGGTTGTTTAGTCTTGAGTCAGTAGTCAGAAGCGGATTAGTCGGAATGGCATTCACACTTGTCTGGCTTGCTCTTGTGTTAACGGTTGCCTCTTTGGCAAGAACAGTTGAGCCTTCGATTGCCGCAAGTGAAGGACCATTTACAAGGGTATCTGTCTTGGCCCTAATCGCTACAATGTCTGAGTTGGCCGGGGCAGTATAGCCAGCGGTTGCCAATCTTGTAGACGTAGCCACATCAATTCTTGCAAGCTCAGTCGCAAGCTCTGTACGAACAGCGGCCGCATTGGTCGCAGCAGACGGCACAGATGGGAAAGCGGTAGTTAATTCTCTTGGGCTGTATGACCAAACATCGGCAGCGGTCAGTGATCCACCGCCGCCACCCGCAGGCGCTTGCTCAAGGGCTTTGGTTGTAAAGCGCAAACCAGATACGTTTTCCGTGAGCGTATCAAGCTTTGAAAGAGTCGCATCCTGAGCAGGGCTTAAGCCTGAACCGACAGCTACCGAAATAACAAGGTCTGGATTTGAGAATATTGTGCCGCCCGTTGTGTCGATAAGAGTTAGCGTCTCATTGGTTACAGAGTCACGACCCCAGCCTCCAGTGATAACAAGTGGTACACTGGGAGAGCTTACGTTTTTAATCTTAAAGCCCTCAATTAAATAGTTAGCGGAATCAATTGCCGCGATAAATCTTCCTTCATCTCTAATGCCTGCTTCGGTCGTGAGCCATGCGGTTTCATAAGCATAGATTTCTGACCATGACAAAGTGCCGTCGTTAATCTCAAGCAGTAATGCGGCGTCATCAATCACAATACCAGTAACAGCAAAGCCATTAATAGCATTGGCGACATAGACCGGATCAACTTCGGGCACAATTGTTCTTGATAGTCCATTAATCGTAACAGTGTCTTGGAACTCTATAAATGCGTCAGCCGTTGTGCTTGTGGCATACATTACTCGCACCCTAGCTGTGTAGTTTCCTATAAATGGAGCTGCGTATTCTAGACTTGTTCCCGCCACGATCTGATTAAATAACTCAACAGTATTGGTCACATCGTAAATCTGAACACGAGAGCCAGCGCGAAGACCTGCAAGGCTAATTGTCGCAAGGTCAAGCGGGTAAAGGTTGTTCTGCTGAGCAAGAGCAGTTGATACGGCATCAACCCTAATAGTTGTTAGAGCGTTACCAGTGTTGGCAACGGTCACGACCGCTCTAATTTGAAGCCTAAAGCCTGCACTTGGCGAGATTGTTTCGGCTGAGAGGTTGGTGGCATTCAGCGCTTTGTATGACCCAGAGAACCCTGTGTCGGTATCGATGCGATAAGTGAGTGTGAAGTTACCCGTGTTGGTTCCTGTGATTGTTGGCGCTACGTTAGCAAGTGCAGTATATCCAAGAGCAAAATAAGGCATCGTGAAGATTGCTTCATCGTTTACGTTTGGCATAACAAGCTGACCTGCAGAGGTAAAACCAAAGCCTGGACCAGATACCACATCTTGAAACTGATCAGCCGTTGATGCAGTTGGCTCATTATAGCGAAGGTTAATTTGCCCCGCCGTGTCCGAGGTAAACATATCGAGCCAGTGAGATCCGTAAACAGATGACTGGCCAGTAGTTAAGCTTGAGGCTGATCTAAAAGCTCTAAACTGAGTGTTGTTAGAGTTAAACTGAATAGCTCCTGTCGTCCCATAAACATGGTCGGCGGTGATATTCTTTGAGGAGCTTACTGTTGAGATTGGGTTAGTTCTTGTTGCTGTTAAATAAATGCGCTGAAGCCTAAATGTGTCATTGTTGCCGGAGTCTACAAAGATGTTAGCAGGTGGGTTGGTTGCGCCACCGATCCTAGAGGCAAATGTGCCCATGCTTCTCATGGTAACGTTTGAGCAGTTTGAAGATGATAATAACGCGCCATACGGATGAAGGTTTGCAATCGTATTATTTAAACCAAATGCAAGGCCGTTCATGAAAATATTGTCACAAGACGTTAGGAGGTTAAACACGTTTATCGCCGAAGCGGTCGTGGTTGCACCCACTATCCTGTCACTGAAATCAGTGTTATTTATTGTGAAATTTGCGCAAGTGTTAATAGAGAACGACTGATTGAATATTTTAAAAGCGTTAATGACTACGTTACGGCACTGAGAGAAAAAGACCGTTCCAGTGCTTCTGGCAAATGTAATCACAGAAGAAAATACGTTGGTTAGGTTGTAGTTGCTGCAACCAGTAAGCGAGATGGGGTGTCCGTTAGATGCGGCATCTAGTCGGTCAAACTTACAGTCAATTATATCCCCGCCAAGTGAGTTATTAAGAAGCACAAGACCTGCCCCGGCAAGCTGCTTACCAACAACAAAGTTTTCAAGATAAGACGGGGATGCTTCGTTTGATGATTGGTGTGTGTCCATGGTTGCCGAGTGAACCACGCGCACCTTAAACGCTGAGGCAAATAGATGATACCAGTCATTGATAAAATACTCGCAATCAATCTCGCCTGCCGCTGTGGTGGTAAAATCTGGGCGGTTTGCTATCGTAGTGTTGGGAACGAGGTTAAAACTTCTGTTGGCGGCAGACGTTTGGCGACCTATTACATTAGGTATTCTAATCTTGCATCCCGCTGGCGGAACGAATCCGCAAGCGACTGACCCGTTGCCCCCAATGAATATTGTTCCGTTCGAGGCAATAGAGCAAACATACTTAGAGCGAGCATCCGTTCCAAGGTTGGCGGCAATCATGTTAGCCGCTGGCAAAGATGGGTAGGATTCATAAACGTTTGACCCTGGCGCTGTTTCAATCCAGAGTGCTGGCCATAGAGGGTTGCCTGCCGCCCCGCCGTTATTTGGCATATCGATGGGCTGATTGGCTGTTCCGTTTGTTGTCTGTGGAAGCTCATACCATGTGCCACGGGTTCTAAAGAAACCCAAGCGCGGAACTGTTATGGCCGTAGACTGATCCATCACGACTTCAAGCCATGATGCCTTATCAGGCCCAGATGCCGTTGCTCCAATTCCAGTGAGTGCGCCAGCTGCAAATGAGCCGCCAGTTACTTCTCTAAACTTAATAAATCCAGACGCAGGCATTGATGTGCCAGGCGCGCCGGGCGCTTGAGTAATATTTAAATAAACCCCGAGGAGATAACCAGAGACACCGCCTTGGGTGATTGTTGTTCCAATGGCGGGAATGTTACCTGTGCCTCCAGTGAATGAAACTTCTCTAATCGCTGTGGCATCAACAAGAACACCGCCGCCAAGAGTTGACGAAATTGTTAAGTTACCAAGTGAGCCAGTAGTGCCAGCGGGTTTCCCAATATGCCAGCGAGTGTCTGTTCTAATGGTAAGAACACCGCCATTCATGTTCCACACTTCGCCCGCCGTTCTAGCTGTTCCATCGTCGAGAAAAGTATTTGTGGTAATTGTCGCCATGTGTCACCTATGAGTAAGTAAAGGAGGTAAGTGTTCCTGAAGTATAATTAAGCGTCTTTGTTAAATCAATGCCACTCGGAGTGTCGCCACTTAAAACGATTGAGGTCAAAACGCCTGAAGTGTAGTTAAGGGTTTTAACAATGGTAATCACGCCATTCGTGTAGGTGATTGAGGTTAGCACACCCGATGTGTAGCCAAATGTCGGAGTGAGATTGTCGAGGTTCTTTGATACTGTCTCAAACGTGGGTGTAAATGATGAACCCGCAGGCCCTTGTGGCCCCGTTGCGCCATCAGCACCCTTTTCTGCAATGACCTGCCAAAATAGATTATTCGTCGGTAGGTTTCCCGTTGTAGCCTGAATGGCCACATAGGACGAACCTTGATAAGAGACAGAATCACCAGTAACGTAAGACGTTAAAGGATTAAACTCTCCCAACGGATTTAATCCGCTATTGAGATTAATCTGAACCGGAGCATCTAAGAGCTTTACGACTTTAACCGTAGACATAACTACCTCTTAGTGACCATGCCTTATCAAACAGATTACTAGACCCAGCAAGTAGGACACGAGTTGTCTGCCCCACTTTGTCGATTCTGGTAATTTGCCAAACAAGTGCTGATTGAGATGAGCCAGGAACCGCGCTGCCCACATAGGTCGTATTGCCGATAGACTCAGTTAGGGTAACAAGAGCAGTATCATCACCAACGCGCACAACAGTCTTGCCGTCTGCTGATTGGTAGAATTTATCTATCTCATTGTCTGGTCTACTCTTCATTTAGCTCCTCAATGGTTGCGAGCTTTCGATAAAACCATGCGACCCACTTCTTTTTTCCATTCTCATCGAATTGCTGAATGTCAAAGTAGGTAAACTGATGCCCTGCTTTAGCGTTTGTCATAAACATAAGGCGACGCAACCCCGGAAGGGATTGCGCCACGATATAGTCTGGAATCAAATCGCTGTGCTTGGTCATTAGTCGCGGAGAGCCGCGATAAGCTCAGAGTTACCAGCACCAAGCTGAAGACCGCCAACGCCATAAAGAACGTCAACAGCAACTTGCTTGCCGCCTGTGCCGTACTGAAGAGCAGTGTCTTCAGCAACAGATGGAGCCTTTTGGAATGCGAAACCGCAACCCTCTGTGTTTACCATGAAAGCCTGACGAGCGCCGAGCTGTTGATTGATTACGACTGGAACGCCGTAAACAGAACCGATAGCGCCGTTCACGATTGGGCTAGCGCCGTTTCCGCGATAGTCATAACGTGAGAACTCAGCAAGCTTGAGCATTGCTTTCTCTTGGTCAGCAGCGATAACAAGCACTGTGCGGCTCATGTCTGCGAAGTTAGAGATAAGGAATTCACGCATATCGAGGATAGCGTTAACAGTGATGTCAGCAGGAACGCCAGCGTTCACAGAGAGACCAGCGCGAAGTGTCCACTCAGCGATGATGTCTGTGTTAATTTGACGGCCATGAGCAGCAGAGGCGCGAGCGATTGCAGCAGCCATGTAGTTGATGCTTGACTGTTGCTCGTCGTGTGAGTCGTATCCGAAAAGAATGATCTTGTTCTTGTTCAGTGTGATCACGTCAGTTGAGTCAGTGAGAGCAGCGTTTTCAGTTGCAGCAGCGCCGAAAGCGCGGTCCTGAACTGTGAAGCTAGAAAGCTTCGGGATTTCGATTTGCTTAGCACCTTTAACTGCGAGCCCAGAGTAATCAGTAACGAAAGGAAGGAGAGAGGCTCTTTCCAAAAGTTCACGTTGAACGAGGGCGGCAATTAGGTCTGCCTTTGTGTTTGTTAGTACGTTAGCGGCCATGGTTAAACTCCTTTAAGTTTTTGTAAAATCTCTTCTTTAGACATTTGATCTAGTGATTTTTCGCCACCAGATGAAGGGCGAGAAGCTGGTGCAGCGTCATTGATTTTTACAGTCTGAGAAGAAAAGAGGAATGAGTTCTCTTTCTTGGCCTTCTCGATAAGCATGGAAAGTGATTCCTGCTTTAGATTGTAGCCATCAGCATCGGCTTGCAAAGCTTCAAAGTCACTTTTGTCGAGGAGTTTGATTAACTTATCAGGACTCTGACAACCAGCTTTCAAAGCCTCGGTCTTGATCCCGGTCGTTATTCTTTCCCAGAGATAGGTTTCCCGCTCTTTTTTAACCTCGGACTTCACGCGCTCGTTCTCTTCCTTGAGTTGCTGGATTAGCTTTTCGTATTGACCAGCCTTCTCCATTTCCTTGCGCTCGAATTCCTGGACGCGAGACTCTAGCTCTTGGGCGCGTTTCCTTGCGTTCTTTTCTGCTTCTACTGATTTGCGAAATGAATCATAGGAAACTTTGTTACCCTCTGACCCCTCGCCACTGGCTGGTGGGTTTGAACCCTCTGGATTCTTGACTTCTTGTTCCATTTTCGAACTCTCCTTTGATGTTGTCAATTGCGATAACGTGAAAGTATCGCCGTTCTTAGCTTTTCGCTGATTGATTTAACGTACTCTGGACGGGTAAAGACCTGGGAAAGAGATCTTCCTAGATCTGCTTGCCATTCAAATATCTGAGCAATCGAGGCTGTCTTGCCCTTTGATTTATTGCCAGTCGCATATTTTTTATGCTTTCTGTTTAGCGGGTTGATATTGAATCTCAGCTTTGTTGCGAGGTATTTACCGCGCAGTGAGTCTAATAGCTGCCCTGTCAGGGTTAGGTTTGACTTGCCCGCCTGATAGGATGGGTGTGTCTCATTGAATCTTGAAAGATATTGGCGAGACTTTACTGTGCTTGGTGCCAGTCCTGGCTCAATGCCGTTATTTCTTGCTTCTTCTGTGATTGATTTTCGCAACTCCTCTGCAAAGCCTGATTCAGCAATGGCGCGATTGATCTTGGCTTTAATCCTGGGCGTGACTGTTTCAAACCCGGTCAGTCTAATCTTCGTCAACAATAAACCCGATGTTACGGATGATTTCTGCGATGTCTAATTGTTGCCTTTGCTCAAACACATTGGCAACACCGATGCCGCCAGCGATTGACTCAATCTCTTCTGTCGTAAGGCCAAAGTAGGTGCGCTTTGGAAGGGTATCACCCACGTTATGATTATAGGCTTTAGACACCTGATCAGCCTCAACGAATAGCTTTACGCGAGATCCGTCAACTTCTCCCGCTGTTCCCGATAGCATTGCACTGGTTAGGGTGAGGTCAACATCACCGCGAGAAACGCCCTTGAACTGAGCATACTCCTCTGAGTATTGCTTGAACGCCCGCCCGTTGATATCAAAGCCTGCTTGTGTTCTTTCGATGATCAGATTGATTGCCTCATCCAGAAACTCACGCGCCTCTACCTCGCTAGGGTTTCTGCCCAGCACTTCTGAAAGGTCGATCTCTTGGCTTACTTCATCAAGACTGTACTTCGGTCTCATCTTCGACCTCTTCCACTTGTTCTGTCTCTTCCTCGAAATCCATTTCTTGGTCTGATTGGATCTCTTTGTACTTTTCTAGTGCTTGATCTCTTGAAAGCCCTTCAAGCTGCATGATTGCATGAATTGGAGAGGCTAGGCCCATCTCTATTTTCTTTGCCCACGTGTCAAGCTTGTCTGACTCGGATTGAACCATTTCGGGCTGGTGGTACAAAACAGTCACTTCAGAGTCATCCGGGACCTGCACAGAATACTCAGGGCTAAGGCTTTGTGTTCCACGTAGAACATTCATCCATCGCTTAATTAGATCATAGAGATCACTTTCAGCTTTCGAGAAAAGATCGTAGTCAGACTTAGAGGCTTGCATCTTGTCGATCAAAGAAAGCAAGCGATCAAGCCCCGATGTGAACTGATTGGACTCTCCGTTCATTGTGACGGTCTTCGGGTCAATGCCATTAGATGACAAGAACCCCGAAAGCATGACCTCAAGGAACCGAATAGAGCCTTCAATATTAGCCGAGGGGGAGGCAAACTCAAACTCTGTCTTGATGCCATTCACCTCATCATTAGGAAGATGAAGAATGTAATTAGGACCAATTTGAAGATTGTTAAAGCGCATCTCTTTAGGTGCCTTAACAATAGCAACGGCAAAGGATTGCATCTTAACAGTCTGACGAGTCTCGGTCATTGCAGCGTTAAACTCAATGGTAAAATCAGTGTACGCATTGGCTTGGCGCACCCAATACTCGAAATCTTTTTGCTCAGACACCTCAACAAACGGAAGAAAGCCAATAGGGTTAGGCAATACCTCCCCGAGAATATCCCCCGCGCCGTTCATCATAAAGTTGTCTTGCTCTGTCCAGACAACGTAGGTCTTATTTTTTTGTCTTTCCTGCTCGCGCATATCAGCGTTCTGGATGAAGCTGGCCGTATACTGCCCAGAGATAGAACGCTTTCCGGTGGCAGGGTTTACTTCGTTATCTTGGAAGTTTGCAGTCTTATCGTAAGCGCTAATGACATATGCAATAGCCTTCTCGGGATCGTCGGGCGAGGTAATTACATCCCACTGGTGAGGATGAAGAACACGCATGATCAGCTTGCCATTCTTTGGGATAACCTGGAGTAGGACTTGCTTGTGGAGCTTAAACATCTTGTTAGCAAAGTCGAGCTTTTTATTAGCTCCCATGTCGTGGTAAATCCTCCACATGGTTTCCTGGTCCTCGTCTAACAGATCCGACCATGTTCGCTCTGGTGCGTTCGAATAGATCATTGACTGATTATTTACGCAACGCTTTGCAATATTAACCGACTTGACCAGTGGCATCTCTGAAATGGTCTGCTCGCTGAATTGTTGACGCAACTCCTCAACCACGAATTCTCTTAGGCGGTCATAAAACACTTCGGTCTGTTTGAAAGATTCATTCTTCCTCCCAATATTATCTTTTGACTCGATGTGCTGAATTAGCTTTTTTCTGCCTTCGGGTGTGGCGAGCATTTCAAGATTAAGCATTTATGGCCTTTGGATGAAAGTCAACTTGCTTTAATTGTGTGGGAAAAGATTTAAAGTGTCTATCTCTTGATGTTCTGCGTTTATTGTGCGAAAAGTCGCAATATGGAAAAATACCCAACACCTGGATACGAAGGGCTTTACGAAATTACTCTTTGTGGAAGGGTGTTTTCCTGCACAAGGATGGTTGGTCACAATAAGGGTGGACTCAAGAGGCTCGAGGGCAAAGAGCTTAGGGTTGGCAAAACCAAGGCTGGCTATCCCTGCATAAACCTGCACAGGGAAAATAAGACTGGGCTAGTTTATTTGCACAGAGTATTGGCGCAGCTATTCATACCCAACCCAGAAGGCAAGCCCACAGTTAATCATATTAATGGGGACAAGTCTGATTTTAGATTGGAAAACTTGGAGTGGAGCACTTATTCAGAACAAAACTCACACGCCTACAGGACTGGCCTGAAAAAAGCCAAAAGCATTTTAACTGAGTCACAGGCTATCGAAGCTTTGAAGCTATGCCGTTTAGGCGTATCTCAAGATAAGGTTGCAAAAATAATGGGTGTCACAAGGTCTTGCATTCAGGGTGTTGCCAACAGAAAGACCTGGAAACACCTATCTCCTACTTGAGGATGGTCCAACATTAGTGTAGTCCTGCTTGATCGGGAAAAGACGCCACGCCGCATATCCCGCGCAATCTGATATGTGTGTTAAAAGCTTATCTGACGTTCCATCGAGATCAGATCCTTTCCAAGATACCTTTTCGAGGTCATTAATTAGTTTGACACACTTGGGCGAGATAATCATTCTTTTCTTAACCAGTAACCTGTTTACGTTATTTACCCTGTCTGTTACGTGCGGATTAAATGTCGGCATAAGATTAAAACCAGCCTCTCGGAGGATAATATGATCAGACTTGCCTGATGTTTTTCTGTTTCCACCAGTTGAGTCAGGTATCACTGAAATGCCAGCATAGCCTCTCTTTACTAGCTCTGCACTCATCTGAAATGTATCTGAGTTGCGCAAAAACACCTCGTCAAAAATGTGGATAGAATCATTGACAACCTGAAACACAACCGCGGTCATGGGGTCTACATTGAAATCTAGCGCGGCGTAAATAGGCAAAGCCTGTCTTTGGATCTCGGCAAGATTGTCCTCGCGGCTAAAGGCATAATAAACCTTTCCAGCGGTCAGGTTCACAAAGAGACCCATTAGCTCTTGCTCTACGAGCTTGTCATCGTACTCGCTTTTCAGTGAGTCCAGGTATCCGCTTGGGAGGTGCTTGTTGGTAAATGAAGATGCCGTGATGAGCTTATATCTTTTGGGGTCGTGCTTTTCGCCAGATGGGTGAAAGTAATCATAAACCCAATTAAAGCCCTTTGGGGTTGTCGTGATAAGCGTTTGAAGCTTGCCGCCCTTATCCCTGAGTCGCCCCTTCATGGTCAGAAAAGCATCATAGTCATTATAAGCCGCTTCATCTGCCCACCAATTGCCTACCTCTATACCTCGGTGTTGGTCGTATGAATCAAGAGACAGGCACAGAAACCGCTTTCTTTTGTTGATCGTGAGAATCTTTCTTTGCTGGTTAAAGTCAAACGGAACGCCCCATTGATCAAGATTTTTAAACACGCTTGCTAGGGTTGCGTTTATTAGCTGTCCATAAGTGTTTGCAGTGATGAGATCAAGAGAGTCTTCTTCGTATTTCTTCATTATCCAGGCAGAGCCGCAGTAAGTCTTTCCAAGCCCCACGCCGCCGATAAGGCCAGTGTTTTCGTGAGTTGAGTTAACCGCATCCCACTGGTGTGGCAAAAGGTTAATTTGCATCTTTATTGAAGGTGAGCTGGATTGGATTGTGGTTATGAGAATGATCCACAGAGTCTTTTAGGTCGGTAACGTTCTTGGCAAGGAACATGGCAAAGGCTGAATTGTAGTGACCAGCAAGACCGCCCTCAATAAGAAGATCCTTCTGAATTTCTTTGCATTGCTTATATGCCTCTAAAAACAAAGGGTTTGCGTCGCACCAATTTAGAAGTGTCTGGTGGTGTACGCCAATTAAAACCGCAAATCTTTCAAAGGTTGGGAACTTAGTTACTCTCTTGTCGCCTCTGGCCGCATAGGTAACACAATCTACTGAAAAAAACTTTAGCATTAGCTCGGGGTATTCTTCTTTGTAGCTGGTTGGTCTAGCCATGATCAGCCTTTATAAATGCAACAGTCAGGGAGCGGTCGCTTGATGCCCACAGGTGCAGTAAATTTGAGATTAGCTTTTGATCTGTTGGGAGAATGTCTAGCTTTACACTGACTGATCCATCAACCTTTGTGGCAACACCAGAGAGAATGGCTTGCGCTGTGCCTATTTCTTGAACTTCCATATTTACCCACCGGGTTAGCAACTTGCTTTATTTAACCCTAGGGAATTATTTACAGGGTGTCAACTACTGCTTAAATAACACTTCGGGCACGTCAAAGACAGATGCCTTGCCCTGAAGGGTGGTAACAAAATCAATTAGTCCATGGTTGGGCTTGGATTTATTTAGATCAAACCAATAAGCGCAAAGAGCTATGCGCTCTGCGTTTGTCAGCTTGTTCCAGTTATCTATTGAATCTTGTTTTGCGTCCACGATGGTGGCCCCCCAACTTCATTCAGCGCAGATAGAATTTGCTTTGGCGAAAGCATTAAAACATAATCAGGGATTCTGTGGGCGACAATTTCTTGGTCTGCATCAATCCACTTTGGCTCTAAAAATGATCCGACTATTTGCTCGATTGGCTCAGTCCTTAGAATATAAAGCCAGAGCAGTATGTTTCTCTTTGAACTAGCGTTTAATGCTTCCCAATAACTCATTTGGCGGCATCCTTTAAAATTTTCTTTAAGTCATCAAACGTTGCCGGAACATCTTTAACATAACTAGACAGCTGCGGGTCATAGGTGAGTAAAAATAACCGCTTGTTGGCCGCAGTGTGATGCCTAGCCTTGTCGATAAACAAAATTGATGGTTTTCCGGGCAGTGCGTGGAACACCGTTAGCGTGTAAATATACGCAGCCGTGTTAGACAGGGTCATGTTCCCGCGAATATTGTCCCCTGTCGCAATGCCCCTATTTTTATTAAAGCCCTTTTCTGTGTGAGCCACAACAATAACCGGCATATCCGAATCATACGCCATTTTGCGTAAAGTGACCGCAAACTGCTCTTGAGCCTTAGGGGTATTCCTTGCCATGTCTGAGGTCGTAAAGTTGTCTATAATCAAAATTTGAGCGCCTGAGCGTATAAGCCGAACGTTTAAAGCAGAAACATAGTTAGATCCAAGCTCTTTGGGGCCTAGCTCAAGCTCTGAATCTATCCAAAGATTAGACAAGAGGTGCTCGTAGTCCTTGGTGAAAAACCCAAGAATGTTGTCTCGGTATGACTCGGTGTATTCCTCGGATAGTCGAATGTAGACCTTTTTGCCTTGCGCCAGCATCTCCACGACCCAGGCCCTGACTAGCGTCGACTTCCCGCCGCCCTTCTCCGCGATAAAGGTATGGAGCTCGCAAGGCCTAAACCCATTGTGAATGTTAAGGTGTGCAAACTTTGAGTTAAAATAAACCCTATGAGTGCGGTCGTCGGATCTTTCTTTGGCTTTCAGGATTTCGCTCATGGCATACCTTCCAGTTGAACACCTGGGAACATATCTTTTAGCATGGCGGCAATTTTAATATCCTCCCCTTCGTTTGGATTGCAGTTCTTGGCCTCATCCAGGTAGGTCTCAAATTTCCCTGAAAACAGGGTTGCTGGCCTGATGTACTTTGCCATTTTTGGATCTTTGCCCCAAGCCTTGTTTTTAAACTCAACAACAAGGGAACAGTCCGCCAGGGTGTAGCCTTGCTTGATTAGCTTTTGAATGTCTTGTTTAGATTTTTGCGTCATGCCGTCGGACCGACCAGAAACCTCCTGGTAGGACTTGACCCAATCCTCCCAGTAAGCCCTCTGCTCAAGCGTTACGGGCTCGCCCGTCCGCGTGTGTGTATGTACGTCTGTCTGTCTGTCTGTAGAGCACGTATCCGCAATGTTATTGATCGAATCCGATCGTGTTGAAATTACATTGCTGCCCGTTTTTTCAACGCACCCCATTGATATTAACGATTTTATAGCGTTTTCAACGGATTTTTTGCTGATTTTAGTTTGATCTGAAATCATCTGGGGATTAATTTTGCATGAACCTGATTTCATTTTTTTAGAGGCTGCGCAAAGAATATAAATAAAAACAAGTCTAGTTTCTATATCTGCCTGGTAAAATTCTGGGTCAAAAAAGAAATCATTACTCATCCTGAACCAGCTTGCGGACTTAACATCTGATCGAGGGTTGTGCTTTTCCCAATTAACGACCTGAAGCTCAAAGACCATAGAGTGCCTTTAAAAAGCCCTGCCCAACCGCCTGAGTGCTTAGCAAAAGAAACTCAAGGGCCGAACAGGGTTTTATCTCTTTCGAGATTTTTGACTTAATTTGATTGCTTGCTAAGCGTCGGTAATCTATGCCAATTTTTTGCACCTGACAAGATCCTGCGTAATTATTGCAAGCCATTGATTTTGCTATAAAATGCAATTATTTAGGGCTTATTCTTAGGATGCCTTATAATGGTTAAAACAAGGGGAATCAAATGAATAAGAATCTTGTCATGGTGTCCTGCGATTTCTTTAGCTCTAAAGCTGTTTATAATGACTTTCTGGCCAATCATCCAGGGGTTAAGTTCTGTTATCGATGCTGGCATGACCGCAGCCTCGTGTTGGTTTTTGAAATATAAAATCTTCACAATCAGCTTGCATCTTTAATCGTCCATGATATAACCCCTCTCGTATCTGCAAAATACACTACAATTTTTCGCCCTTCCTTGTTTTGGGCGTTATCGCACCCGCTGAGAATTCCTTGCAGATACTCTTGGCGGGTGTCCTTATTTGGAGGTTTTATGGCTGTGAGACAAATACTAACGGCGGCACAAAAAAAAGAAATAAAGACGCTTTACGGGCAGGGAATTAATCGCACGTCAATTGCTACCAAGCTAGGTGTTAAGTATGCCACTGTTTGTTATTGGCTACCCGCTTCCCACAAAAGGAAAGCCAAGAAAACAAATCAGACTGCGCGTCCAGCGGGCATCAACTGGAAACAAAAATACCTTGATGCCGTTAAAATTCTAGCCGAGAACGGGTTGGTTTAAATGAAAACATCTGACAATCTAACAAAGCTATGCCAAGAGGCAAGTGTCCTTGAGCTAGAGGATCAACCAATACCCTCTCATTGGCTTGTATATGGACTTATGGAGGCTTTTGGGACTCAGTCCAGTGCTCACCTTGTCCAGATAATCCGGGATGCTGTAGCGGTTAAAGAGAAGCTAATAGAGTTTCATGAAGAGGCTGAGCTGCTCGGCCATGCCGCAAGCAAGGTAAACGATCTTGTTCGGCGGGCACATGATTGATTTTAGCCTAATCACCGGCGAGCTTCTTTGGGAGATTACAGTTTTTATAACCCTGATATGGATGGTTGATTTATGTCTGGAATAGAGCTTTATTACTGTGCCAAATGCAAAGACCACCACGAGTGGGATAGCGAGGGTCAGATTGATCGCTGTAAAGATTACAAGAAACCAATAATAGATTTTGAGTCGGTGGTAAAGGAACTTGCTACCGAATTGATGAGGAGAAAACATGAGCAAAGCATACACTTGGGAATTAATAATGGAGGAAATAGATGAAGAACTTAATGAGTGCCCTGATCAAATTTCAGAAGGAAGTGCCGACGATTGTGAAGGACAAATCCAATCCGTTCTTCAAAAGCAAGTACAGCGATCTGGCGTCGGTGATTAATGGCGTATCAGAAACGCTTGGAAAGTGCGAGCTTGCCGTATTTCACAAGACACGCATACAGGATAACAGAAACGTATTAGTAACAATTCTTGCCCATTCATCAGGCGAGTTTGTTGAGGCTGAGCTTTTTATCCCAGAACAGAACGATCCACAAAAGCTTGGGTCACTGTTTACCTATCTCAAGCGTTATTCCTATATGGCCATTCTTGGCATCGCGTCGCAAGATGAAGACGATGACGGGCACCATGCATCGAGTAGTTATCGGGACGCTAAACCCGCACCCAAACAAGAGCCAGTCGGCACAGAATTTCCGGCTACGGAGAAACAAAAAGACCTGATTAAGTTTCTTAGCGAAAAGCTGGGTAAGCCCTATGTCGAAGCCAAGACCTTTAAACACGCCTCGGATCTTATTAACCGGCTAAAAGAGCTTGAGGGTGAGAAGCCAAAGACTGCCGGAGCAAATTCTTTCAAGCTTAAGGAGTAACCATGTTTATTAGGCAAGAACTAACGGATGAGCAAGTACAGGCATTTTATAAGCACCTTGAGGCTATTAATGATCTAGCCACCTCGCTGACTGACCATAACGCTATTTGCAGCTATGCCGAGAAAATTGGCTACGACAGAATGGTCCAACTAACGGACTCAAAAATAAGGCTTAATGAGCTAACCCAAGCATGGCGGGACATTAAATGAAACCCTACGGAAAGAATGTGGCGGTCCTACTTGTTGAGGGACGCAAGAGAAAAGGCATATCTCAAAAGCAGCTTGGCATCACGCTGGGCTATAAATGCGATGGGCAATATATTTCAAATGCCGAGAGAGGTAAGAATAACTTAGCGCCAAAGCTTGTGGCGAGAGTGTCCGAGATTCTTGAAATACCCATAGAGGATCTATCAAATGCTTTAATAGCTGATGTTATTGCTTGCACCAGGTACGAAATACAGAGGGGCGTAGATGAATTTCTCGATAATGCAGATCAAGGCAATTTTGCGATTGTGCCCATTAGAAGAAAGGCTCGACTTGCTGACGTCGCTAACCTTGGACTCTTGCAATGACGGGGTTGTTCGATTCTGCGAAGGGTACCGCTGGATTCTCGGTAAGGAAGATCGCAAAGAACAAGTGGCAAATAATGAGCGCATCCAAGCCCTTATTGATCGTGCCCACAAAGACACGAGCAATGAGGTGGATCGAGAAGAAAGCGAAGGAGAGAAACAATGACAACAACATCTGAGCCAACAGTTTATGGCCTGACGTTTTACCAGATAATCAAGATGCGAGAGTATTTTGTGAGAAATGGAATAGACCTCCCAGATCCTAACCCAAAAAAGAAAGTGGTGAGAAGGTTATACATGATGGCTTATCAGTCTGAGATTGGTTGGATGGTTAACCATGAGATGGTAGGCATTGATTTCAGAGACATTGATGGAGTTGAAAGATTTCCCAGAACACCCCGAAAGATTCTGGAGAACTCTCCATTCATTGATGTTGAGGCAGAAGAATGAACAAACTTGAATCTATTTACTTCACAGTCTTTATGATTGTGTGGGCTATTGTGTTAACTTTATGGACATTGGGGGACTTATGATTGAGCAAGACTATTTAGATATGAAAATTCTTCATAAAAATATCGGAGAAACCATGAACTTAGCAATCTCCTTTGCTATGGCAATGCTTCAAATTGAAAAGCCAGACCTTAGAGAATTTACCTACCTAAAGGGCAAGCTTCTTTGTGATGATGGAGGGGAATACTTCTTTTCAATAATTCATTCTGATGGTCCAAAGATTAAAATACCAGAAGTGACAAAATGAAAAATCTATTACTTTGCCTAGGCATCCTGCTCATCGCCACACCCTTCGTGCTGCTGTGTCTTTATGCTCTTACACCATGGGAGCCGTATCGTGGTGAGGCGGCCGCGGTGACTGGTTTTATCAGCATGATTCTTGGATGGCTCTCTATTATGACAACACTGGACATGAGGTAACAAAATGAAAACAACTGACGAACAAATTGAGAAGATGGCGAGAGAATATGCGGAAAAATATACGCTGGATGGGTACATCTGGATTAATGACGAGTGGACTACTGACATATTTCAAGAGATGGGCGATGCCTACAAAGCAGGTTTCAAAGCTTGTGAAGCTAAGATGCTGGCAGAAGTCGCTAACGCTCCTGTGGCGAGTGAGGGTTTTGAGGAGTGGAGAAAGAATTATATTTCAACACACACTGGGTACTTTAAAATGATAGGTACTGACGATCTTGCAGACATAGCTTTCACCGCTGGCGCAATGTCACAAGCTAAAGAAATCCAAAAGCTCAAAGCTGATAGAGAGGTGATGACTAAGGCATTAAAGAATATAAACAAATCAACCTGCTATGGACTTGGGTGTGATGCTGTGGCAGAAAAAGCTCTAAAAGCTATCGGAGAAATAAGCACCGATTAGATGATACAAACTAGCGCATATGTATCAACTAAACGCAAATTAGCACAACCAAATGGATTAAAAATGATTAGAAGCTTTTCAAGTGTGCCCGCATTTCAAACGGCTTTGCGTGAAACCCAGATGGGCGGCAAGGTAGCATCCTATTATTGGCGCAGACGGGGCCCTCGGCTTATTAATGTTTACTTTCAAGGGCGACAGATAGCGGAAACAGATTCAACTATCTCTGCCATGCTTCTAGCTAGGGATCACGCCAAGAGAGTTGGGTTATGGTTTGAGGCTGAGGTTCCCGAGCACTACTTTAGATTTGATTCTAACAAGAAAGAATGGGTGCTTTATGTCGGGGGCAGGTTTAATAAAAAGGGCAAGGTCAAGGCTGAGCTTGAAGAATATTTGCGCGTGGTTGCCTGGATGAAGTCGGGCGAGCACGGCAGTCAATGGAGTTCAAAATGAACATATTAATAGCGTGTGAATTTAGCGGAACTGTTCGAGATGCGTTTATCGAAAAAGGGCACAATGCTGTATCCTGCGACCTTCTGCCATCTGACTCAAATTTTGGTGACCACTACCAAGGTAGCGTGTTTGACATAATAAACGAGGGGTGGGACATGATGATAGCTCACCCACCATGCACATACTTAACCAACGCTGGGGTCACGTGGCTTTACAATAAAGATAAAACAAAAAACGAATTGCGCTGGGAAGAGATGGGGCAGGGTGCTGAATTTTTTAAGCGGCTACTTAATGCTAAAATCCCTAGGATATGCGTCGAAAATCCAATTATGCACAAATATGCAAAGGATATAATAGGCGTAAACCAATCTCAGATTGTTCAGCCGTGGATGTTTGGTCACCCCGAGTCCAAGGCTACCTGTCTGTGGTTAAAAGGCCTCCCATTGCTCCAGGAAACGAACAACGTGAAAAAACAGTTTTTGGCTTTACCAAAAAGAGAGGCGCAAAGGCTGCACTATTTGCCGCCATCGGCAGATAGATGGAAAATACGAAGCAAGACTTACGACGGGGTGGCGGCAGCCATGGCTAGTCAGTGGGGCACAAAATGACGCATCATAAGTTTATGTGCTTTGGATTTATGACTTGCGTTTTTATGCTGTGCTTGATCTCATTGGACTATGAAAAAACTATGCTTAATTTTATTAGTTATCTTGGCAGGTTGCTCACAGGTTGAGGTTGCCAAGACTCCCGAGATTGTCTTTTCCCAAGAGCGCGACATTACTTACACCAAGTCACAGCTTCAATTTATAAAAGAGGCGGTGGATTTCGCCAACCTGATTGTAAAAACTGACCAATTTAAGGCATCGGTTTTAAATAGCACATACGAGCAAACGACCGACACAGCTCAAGAAATCTTTATTGTTATGACCAGTGGGGCAGTGTCCGAGGTAAAGCCTATTTATCCCAAAAATAGATTTACGGCCATGACTGCGACAACCTTTGCCAATGATCCAGCTATTTATCTAAATGCCCGCAGAGCCCGAACCAAGGCTTTATGGGTTGGATCTGTACTGCATGAGCGTTCCCACAAGGTTGGTTACCGGCACAATGGAAATAGCCGCGCAGGAAACGAGAAGACTGTGCCTTATCGCATGACCGAGATTGGAGAAAAGCTTGCATATTTATGCAAATGAGTGGTGTCTTTATTGCGAAGAGCCTATATCAGGCGAGCGCATAAAGATTTACAAGGGCCTAGATTGTGATCAGCCTTGGAATTTCTGGCCGCTTTGTGTAAACCATTCCCACCGTAAAAAATGGGTAGTGACAAAAAACTACCTTGAGGCTAATGGTTGGGAAAAAAGATGGAACAGAGGCTTTTGCCGGAGGGACGCTAATGACTGGATCTCGAAAGACGTTTGAAGCTCACGGACACGCTTGCGTAATTTGTTGGGCGCAGGGTGAGGGGCTTGTAACCTGGCATCATCTTTACACAAAAGCTGCTTTTCCCGAATACAAAAACGCTTCATTTAATTTAATTCCCGTCTGCCAGATGTGTCATTTGCAGTTCCATGCCAAGGGCACTGCGCATATGGCTGAAAAATTTTCACGCGTTAAAGATTGGCTTTGTCGAAGAGGGTGGGTTTATGATTCATTTGCAAAAAAATGGACCCATGGAGGAGAGAGTGAACCAGGAACCTACGGCGCAACAGACAAGCAGCGAGCAGATTGACTATAAATACGACCTTACTAAGCTGACATACAAGGGCCGCTCCGCTTACTTTCAATACTCGTCTGGCAAAAAACTTGTTTTTGTTAAAAAATGCCTAACCTGCGAGAGAGACTTTTTCTCAACCAAGAGAGTTAGCCGGTGGTGCGGCGGTAAGTGCAGATCAAAAGAGATTACAAAAAACCTTTCTCGAAATGTTAGCGAGTGGCACTACGTCAAAGATATACCCAATTATTGGAGCTTGGAAAAAGGCAAACACACCAAAAGTCTTTTAAAACTATTGAAGAGGCAAAAGACTACCGCATGAAATTTAAGACAGATCTAATTAATAGGCTTGGCGACTTTCCGCAGGATGAATCGACCACGTCCGAACAAGATCAACCTCAAAAGACCAATTAACTGCGTATTCTTTGCGGGCTACAATCTCAGTTATGCAAGCATCGTTTATGCCCAATGGTTTACATATAGCGTCAATTAAAAGCTTAAGCGCTCCATCCAGGTCACCGGCGACCTTGTTGATTTTTCCTTTATTAGTGAGCCATGGGCCTCTATAGACAAGCGTAAACTTAAGCGCCTCGTCACAGTCTTTTAATTTAGCAAAATGATTAAATGAAACCGCTGAGATCTTAGCTTTATAATCCTTGCCCTCGTCAGTCATGAATCTCCGACCATTTCTGGCGGTTGAGTAAACGCTGTTCATGCTCATGGGCTTAAAATTAAAAATTAGCACGACGATCCCTCGCAAGTTTGAAACAATATACTCGTGGCTTCCTCGCCTCAAAGTGTGTGAGCCCGGTGTGCGACACGGACGTTTCCTCCGGGCTTTTCTTACCAAGGATAGTAAAATGATCCCTAAGAAATTAGACATTCTTGGCGACTCTGTCCAGATAAAGCAAGTGGACGATAAGACCATGGATGAATTTAATGGGCGGGCTGATGAGACACTTGGACTAGCCATGCTACTAGACGCCCTGATTGCTATTAGAAAAAGCTGTCCCGAGAAAAGCAAGCGCCCAATATTAGCACATGAGGTTTACCACTTTGCGCTCTATCAATCCGGGATCTCGCAAAGCATCCCACCAGAGATTGAAGAGGCCCTATGTCAGATGTTTAGTAGGCTGTATTTTCAGCTTAAAAAGCAAGGTCTGTGAGCGGTCGGGTAATTTTCTTCCCCTTGCGCTTTATCCAGTCAGATGAAAAACTAAGAGAGCTTGCCCTGTGCCAGGAAAAACTACACTACGCTCGCATTGAGTTTTTAAATATGGTTAAAAGAGAGTCGCTATGGCAGCAGCAAATAGCCCATGCAAGGCTTAGAATAATCATTAAAGAGCGGTTAAAAGTTATTTCATCAGAGACTTGCGAAGCTGAGCAGACAGAAGATTCTTTGTGTCCCTAAGATTGTAGCCACATTCAACGCATTGCCATGTTCTAAACACGCCCGCGTTTGTTGTTATTGGCCCTACCTCTCTAAATTCCTTGGACCCACACGAGCAGATATTATCCTGATTAAAGATGTTAAAGCGGATTGATTTATCGTATCTGCGAAGCTTTAAATAAACCGCCTCAAGGGTTAAAACGTCCCGACAGTTGTATATCTCTAGTTCAATAAATGCCTCAGGGTTTCCTTTGGCGCATTCTGAGAATAGCTTCATCCCTGGAAACTTGCCGTGATCCAGTTTGTTTATAACGTCTAAATATTTTGCAAGGTAGTCCAACTTTGCACTAGTTAATTTGAAATTGCGCCTTGCTATCTTGAGTGTGCAAATCGAGCGCCTGTCTCGTTCCTTTTCAAGGCCATAAAAGAGCCATCTTGCCCTTAGCTTCTTGGTGTCGAAATCAGAATTGTGGGCGACGATTACCTCGGCTTTATTCATTAGATCAAAGGCTTTTTGGCAAACGTCCCTATCGTTTCTTGGGTCATTGGGGTCAACTTGATAATAAATAATGTCCTCGCTGTCTGCCCACTTTGCAGCAAAGGAAAGGATTGACCAGTCGCTTATAATTTCAGTGTGCGCGATATACTGATCTCGGATGCCCCAGGATTGAACGACCATGGGACAAACCTCTATATCGATGAAAAGTATTTTAGGCGGGGCCGGGTCTATCTCGGCAAGAGCTTGATTGGGATGAAGGGGCAGCCCAGCTAATCTTAAAAGA